CTGGAATGTCATCTGCTTTTTCTTTTACACCAACTGGAGGAATAAATCCACCTGTTTCTCTAAGGTCTAATTCTGTTACACCTGCAGGGTTTTGATTTAAGGGTAGATCCATGATGCCTGCTGCCTGCATAGCGTTTTGTTCTGCTGTATCTCCTCTAGCATAACCTATTCTACCACCCTCTGCTCTATAATATCCTGGGTAATTTTGATTGATATATTGTTCTACAAGAAGGTCTATTTCACCTTCTTCATATCCTAAATTTTTATAATTCTGTTTTAGTCCAGATACAACTTCATCTATCTCTTCTCTAGATCTACCACTTATTCTTTCTTCAGGATCAGGTAATTGTGATCTTTGAAGATAATCTAAACCACCACCTACTATAGAACCAACACCTACATCTCTTATTACTTTACCTAAAGCATTTTCTGTAAAAAATTTACCTAAAGAACCCATTATAGGTGAGGCCTGTAGTCCTCTTAATGCAGCCATTGGTCCTCCAAAAGGAATAGTAGCTAAACCAGCTAATGCTATTCCTTTACCTAAAGGAGATTTAAGAACACTTTTAATAGGTTTAGTAATCTTCTTTACTAGGCTTCCTAGGCCATACATTTGTCTCGGGTTTTGCATACGTGATATTGTCATATATTAATTAAACTAGTTTAGGGCAGGTATATTTCCTGTAGTATTGCAGTTTATTTGATTTTTTCACTATCGTCAACACGTTTTGCGTGTTCCAATAGATCAAAGAATCGACCACAATATTGATGATCACCAACGTGAGTGATATAGTCTAATGCATATACATAGACTTCTCCACCCATATCTGTCCATCTTTGGCAGAAACCAAAGTCTTCACCAAAATACCTTTTAGATTCTACATCATGTAAGGTATCAAATAAATTGTAAAAGTTTTCTTTTTTAACTTCTTTACCATTAATTACAGTTGGTTGATATATCTCTAATTCAGGGTGATGTTTAATCATCTTCTCAATAACAGATCTTTTAATCAACATACATCCTGTAGGAGCATGAGTTACTTTTATAACACCATGTTTCATTTCTAATTCATTCTTACCAATTTTAATAGGAAACACATGTGCGGCTCTTAGTACATCGTCTTTTGTTTTAACAATGTCTGTCTCTTTCATCTTCTTCCACATCTTATCAAGATCAAATGTTTTCATCGGGTAAGGACAAGATATGACATCTTTATCTGCACCTATCATTTTATAAATAGTTTTAGGATTAAAATCTATATCTGAGTCTATAAATAAAAGATAATCATAATGATCTTCATGATTTAAAAACTCTGCAACGCAAAGGTTTCTACCTTGTGTAACAAGTGATGATTTAAGTAATGTAAAACTAACTAGTATACCTTGTTGCATACACTCCAATTGAAACTTTAATACAGCCTGACAATAATGCATAGACACCTCACTATGACATGGGGTAGCCACCATAATCTTTGCTTTTGGTCTATCTAACATTTCATTTATGTTTATAGTTCTAACAGAGTCTACCTGTTCTATTTTTTCTGTTTGATATGTATCTGCGTTTGCATTTGTTTTCTTTTTCTCAGAAAACCATATTGGATCATTGTTTTGCATTTATTGCTCCTCTTAAAAATCTAGTCCAAGCTTGTCCTTTTACATCCCAATTATAAAACTTGTTTACATAGTTTTGTTGCATTTTTAAATGTTGATTTATTCCATCGGTATCTAGCATGTCTGCAGCTGCTTCTATTCCTGCAGCAAACTTTCTAGCCAAACTTCTGTAATCATTTGAATATGGCACATACATTGGAAACTCTGCACCTGTTTCATATAAAGCACCATAATTAGTTGTAATACAATATAAGCCTGCAGACATTGATTCTAGTAAAGATATACAAGATGTTTCTTCCCAAATACTAGGATACGCAAATATTCTATAATCTTTTAAATGTTTTTTTATATATTCATTTGGTTTGTAACCAATATAATTTACATTTGGTAATTGTTCTGCTTGTTCATACAAAGCTTTGTACTGATGATCATTTTGTTCAAAAAAACTTTGACCATATACTTCACAAGAAGAATATACATCTAAAGTAATTAAAGGATTTTTTACTAATTGCATTGCACCTAACAATACAGATAATCCTCTCCATGGTGTACAGTGATGTACAATTTTTATTGGATCACCTTTTTTATATACAAGAGGTATGGGTTCTACGTTCTCAATACCATTTTTAATTACAACACATTTCTCTCTAGGTAAATCAAAGTGTTTAGTAAATTGTTCAAAGTTCCAATTAGAATTAAATACATACCAATCATATTTATTGTGATTAGATTTATCTTTAAACCATGGATTTAGATTAGGTTGATCGTAAGAATTTTTTTGCCAAAGTATATTTATCTTTGTTGGATGTAATGGTTTTTTTTCTGGCACTGATGTGCAGATTTCTACTTGATTTAATAAGCTTGTTTCAACATGCTTATTTAAATATTCAAATTGTAATTCTGTACCACCTCTAGGGTTTTGGTTTCTTATTTTCATTCATTACTTTCTGAAATACTTCTAGACCTTTATTAGTAACTTGAACCGTAACATCTTGCACGATATCTGGTCCCTCTACTTTTTCTTTATGCACTTCTCCTGTCTTAGTATTTCTATATGTTGTTATACTTGTACACTCTATTTTTGGTAACTCATTATGAGTGTGTGGAACATCTCCCCCTTCATGAGAGTGAGTAGTACCATCATCATGAGTATGTTCTATTTTTTCTTTATCCATTTTCTTGCGATCTATCTATTTCTGCATAGCTAACTACAACTGTTACTTTATTTGCTGTTGCTGCTTGCGCTTTTATAGCATCTCCCGCTTCTAAATTCAAGCCCTGTGGTGAGGCATTTTCTTGAGAAGATGAACCCATACTCTTTCTAAAAAACTCTATGTCTGTGCTTGCTGAACTATCCCTCATAGAAGCATTACATAAAATAGTTCCTGTGCTAGAGTTTGAAAAGTATACACTTTTAACAATAGCCACAGCTGATGTAGATATAGTTACTACAGTGTTTAAGTTAGTATCTGCTAAAGATTTTATTGCGTTCTTGTATCTTATTGTCATGATAAAAAATAATTAAATGCATCTTGTTCGTTTTTTAAGTCTTGTTGAAAAGAAAAGTTAAGTTGATTTTTTACAGTATCTAACGCTTCTAAAACTTGTCTTTGATTAGATACATCATATTCTTCTTTTGGTTCAGGTATGTATACTGTTATCTTAGCCATTACTCTGTATCTCCTGGAGATAAAGGATCATCATAGTTTCCTGTTGCACGATCAAATCCTCCCTTGTATCCAGCGTTATCCCTCATACTTTGAATCATACCGCCAGTGTCAACATCACCCATACCAGCTTGACTCATAAGTCTGTCTAAATTTTTTCGACTAAAGTTTTTACCAGCTGCAGCTCTTCTTAACATATTAGATATTCTATTTGCTCTTCTTCTACCTTCTCTTGCAGGTTCTGAATAAAAACCACCTAATGCATTCATTCTATTTAATTCTGCTGGTGAAAATCCAAATATTCCTGTAGTCGCAGGTCTGTAAAATCTAGATCCTTTTATTGTATTACTTATACCTTGACCTATTCTTCCTAAAATACTGTTACTACCAAAAGGTAAAAAAGATAATAAAGTTTGTAACCCAGTAGGTTGTTTTAATTCACCTTCTGCAAACTCTGATAATGCAGACGCTTCTAGATCATCATCTTCTACAAATGTAGAAGTTTTTCGTGGAGCGGGTTCTATACCCATGATACCACCTGTATCTCTATAACCTGATACGCCTCCGAAAGAAGGTAATTCTATATCTCCCTTAAAACCTAAATCTATTACACTTCCATCTATATCACTTATATATTTACTTCCTGGTTCAACACGATAAGATGTTAAAGGTATATTTCCTGTGAAAGGAGCAGGGCCATAAGCTCTTCTAAAGTTTAGTGTACCAAATGCAGGGTCATAAATTTCTTCTACTGGTGAGGTAAAATAACCTTGAGTATCAAAATCTCTATTTAATAAACTATCTATTCCATATGGTGGCATTATCTTCTCCCGTCCGGTTGTGCATCAAGTCTTAAAGTTCCATATCTCCAAGTTTCACCTGTGCTATCATTTTCTATTTTAACAGCTACAAGTCTTCCTCGTGCCCTAGTATCTATCTTATCAGTAGATGATGTAATTGTAAAGGGACCGAGTGGTGAGCTTGCGGCTGTGTTGTTTGGATAGTCATTTAACAACAATGTAATCTTTGAGTTACCTGTAAGAACTTTAAAGTCTGGTATAAATCTTTTGACAGACATAAAGAACTCACCATCTCCTCTATAATCTACAATACCGGTTGATCCTCCTAATGCACTTCTTCTCTGTGTGATATCGAAATCTCCAGATTGTATGAAAGCGTTGATAGAGGTTGTTCCTGAGCTATTGACCTGATCTGTGCCAACCTCATGAGCATAATATGTTGATGCTCCATAAGTATTTGTAATCCCTAATATGTCAGGAAAAACTGGTGTTGCAGTTGAATTATATTCTGTTGCGTAAGGCACATTATAAACTCCAGTGTCCGCATAAGTCGTTCTAGCTAGAGACGAAGTAGTCCAAAGATTTTCATTGTAATTATAAGTAACACATCTATCAATTTGTTCAGATCCTGATTTAGGATAAAACCAATTTACTTCACCATATAAAGTATTATGTTCTCCATATATAATATCAGATGAATTAAAATTTATTCCTAAATTATCCCCTGTTGTTGTAAATACAAAATCTTCAACAAGACATGGTAATGATTTTACAGTACCATCAAATAAAAAGAAGCCACCTTCACCTGACATCCAAAATACTTTACCATCAGAATAAGTTAATGCGTGTTGTCCTATCAATCCACAATTGGTACCAACCTGTCTAACACTGAATGTAAAGGGTGGACCAACAAACTGAATTACATATGCGGAACTGTCTGTTAAAACTAAAGTATAATCTTTACCAGATACAGCTCCTACAATTTTATTTCCTTTATCTAATCTAAATGTACCCGCTGTGTTAGTAGCTGTAGGTGTGTATGTATTCAAATCTTCTTGATTAGAAAATCTAATAAACATTGGATCTTGAGTTGTAGGATCACCAATAGTTGTTTCGG